GTCGTCATCTTGCCCCAGGCGTACTTGTCAGACTCGTTGAGGAAGAGCTCGGCATACAGACGCCACCAGGTCTGGTAGTGCTTGTCGATGCGCTGGCCACCGATGGTCAGCTCAACAGCCGCCACGGCACGCTCGGCGATCCAGTTGGTGTCGTACGTCGTGTTATTGGAAGACAAGTTAGCCGTCACTGGCGTCAGGGCCAGGTGCATGTTGCCGACCAGGTCGCCGTTGCGGGCAATCGTCACGGACACACGGCCGCTGGCAGCCGGGCTGCCGTTGGTCGTCTGCTGGATCACCTCCATCGCAAAGTTCGTGTGGCGCTTGTACACCGCCTGGAAGAAAGTCACCTTGGGGTTACCGGTCAGGTAAACATCCTGAGCACCATACGCAACGAGTTGCATCAAACCACCAGCCATTTGATATACCCCGAGAAAAAAAATTGGCAATGTGCGCCAACGCGACATAAAGTTTCTATCCACCAAGAGTACACATGTCTTCCCGCGAACCGACGACCGTGCCTGAGGATGAGGAGCTCGAGATGGAGGAGGATGAGGGGGAGTTTGGCGAGGACATGCTCGTAAACCTGCTAACGACCGAGGAGGGGGATACAATCCCAACCATCCTGGCTGGCCTGGCTGGCTCGATGGATGCCATCGCCAAGCACCTGGAGAAACAGAATGTCATCCTGGTGAAGTTGCTGACAGCCCTGACGACGACCAAGCCACCCATCCAGGCTGCGGTGTCGGCGTGATGGCTGATAAGAATTTCTCGCGCTATGTCACCATGGAGCAGGTACATACAATCGATCGGGACCCGTCCCGTGAGCATGCACACGAAATACGTATGGAAGTTCTTCGGTCCGAGGTGACCAGTCTGACCCCAGACCGCCTTGAACAATTCATCGGACAGCTCGAGGAAAAGATGGGGCTAACCTGCAAGGGTGATCGATTCGCACCGCTCACAAACGGGTTCCGCCAATTCTTCCGGGATGACGAACTTGACGCAAACGGCATGCCACAAAATGTCGACCTAGAGCGAATCCTAGAACAAAAGCGTCGTCTCGTAAACCTCTTCTCCGAGTTGTACCATCGTTCAAGCGAGCTGGGGCTCAAAAACACCCCCACACACGACGTCAATGGTGACGAATTCAGAATCTCGTTTCGCATGATGCGTCTCATCGAGACGGCGGATGATGCATACGAGATTATCTTCAGGTACGTGCGTTCATTCGAACGCATCAATCATCCCACGTGCATCGCACCCGTGACGGATGATGTCGAGCTGTCCATGTTTCGATGCAAAACGATTGACGAGGCGGATGATGAGAATCAGCCAAGCCCGTTTCAGTGTCTTTTGCTATACCTCCTGAACAGGGCGTACGTGATGAAGATGCGCCGGTACAAAGGCCAGTGCTGCAAGCAAATTGAAACGGCGGATGGCCATCAAACCAAGGCGTGGAAGCCATTGATGGAAATCAAAGAATTTGTCTATTTTTATACGCAAAAGGAGGACAAGTATGACATGTGGCGCAACCTGACGAGCAAGGGGTCGATCGTCAAGGACACCATCACACACCTGAGCAATTGCCGCGACATGCAGTTCCCTGAAATTAAGAAGAACCGGTGTGTCTGGTCGTTTTCGAACGGCATCTTCATCGGCAAAGAGTGGGATGCCGACCAGGACAAGTACACGTCGCGATTTTACGACTATGACACCCCGGAGTGCCAGGCACTCGATCCAACCATCGTGAGCTGCAAGTATTTCGATTTGCCGTTCGACCACTACAAGGAACTGCGCGACTGGTATGACATTCCGACGCCGCACATGCACTCTGTGATGAGCTACCAAAAATTTACAGAGGATGTGTGTCGGTGGCTCTACGTCTTTGTGGGCCGTCTGTGTTTCGACACTGGCGACCTCGACTCGTGGCAGGTGATTCCCTTTCTCAAGGGAATTGCTCGCTCGGGCAAGTCGACCATCATCACCAAGGTGTGCAAAAAGTTTTACGACAATGAGGATGTGCGAACACTCTCAAACAACATTGAGAAAAAGTTTGGCCTCTGGTCGATCCACGATGGGTTCATGTTCATCTCGCCCGAGGTGAAGGGTGACCTTGCACTCGAGCAGGCGGAGTTTCAATCGATGGTGTCCGGCGAGGATGTCTCCATCGCGCGCAAAAATGAAAAGGCGCTGAGCATGACCTGGAATGTGCCCGGCATTCTCGCCGGGAATGAGGTGCCTGGCTACCGCGACAATTCGGGGTCGGTGCTCCGGCGTCTCGTCACGTGGAACTTTGGACGGCAGGTGGCCCGTGCAGATCCAAAGCTCGATGAGAAGCTCGAGGGTGAGATTCCAGCCATTCTGTGCAAGTGCGTCCGGGCTTACATCGAGTATGCGCAGCGTCACAACGGCGAGGATATCTGGAACGTCCTGCCGGCATACTTCAAGACGGTCCAAGACGAGGTGGCCAAATTGACAAATCCGCTCCAGCACTTTCTGTCATCCGAGAAGGTGGTATACGGTCCGGACAAGTGTGTGCCCCAAAAGTTTTTCATCCAGGCGTTCAACAATCACTGTACTGAAAATACACTCGGTCGGTGTCGTTTCAATCCGGATACGTATGCCGGACCATTCTCGTCGCGTGAAATTGAGGTCCGGAACAGCACATGTGCATACCGGGGCCAGGCACTTACGGCACAACCAGTCATCTACGGTCTCGACGTGGCCATCACGGACATGGCGGTGGATGTCTAAAAATATTGCCTAGGAGTATGAGCTCACCAAGGGCAATTACGATTGGGACGATGGAACAACGTACACATTTTCGTCTGTCACCGGTGGATGTCACGGGACGTACCGTGTCGGTCAAAATTGCATTCTCACAATTTACGCTCCCGGCGCGACTCCCAGCTGGATTTGTATCCATCGAGGGTCGCGTCGTCTTGTCGGGCGACGCCAAGGCGCGCGTCACAAAGACGGGCATTCTTGGAACCGTCGAAGGCATCAAACACTGGTATGTTACGACGACTGCTGGTTTTGCGCTGATCCACGCTGGTGGAACGGTTCAGATTTCGTCGGCAAACCGGACCGGTCGGGTTGCCCAACAGCTCGAGCGTGTCATGCCCGGTATATCAAATGCACCGTCGCACATCACCAAGCTTGACACACGGCTTCGAATCTCGCAGGCGATCAACGCAGCCGCATTTGTCAATGCGTTTACGCTCGTATTGCGCAGCAAGGGGTCGATCTCATACGAGCCTGAGCTGAGTCCCATGATTGAAATCAAGTGGACTTCGCCCGCGATGACGCTTCGCATAGGAATCACGGGGGTGATACAAGCCTTTGGCGTCAAGAAACCGCTCGATGCCCAAAAGGTGTGCGCCGAAATTTTTGAAAAGACGGTTGCGATCGCCGACGTCTTTAAGCGCGAGGTGACGACGAATGGTCGCACCGGTGGGTTTGCAGAGGGATTTAGGGCATCGCGCACCAAGGAGAATAAGGCGCGTGACAAACTCAATTCGCGTTACCCACGCGTCCGTGGATACAATCACGTGCCCGGGCCAAACCAGTACGTGCGCCCGGGTCCAAATGGCAAGGCTCGCCTCTACACTGTCAAGGGAAACATGTCACTCTCGGCTAAAAAGATTCGAAAGGCGTACGAAACAGCTGGTGTGAACATGCCACCGTATCTCAAGAATATGCTCGGCGGCGCCTTTGTGTTTTACGGTGCATCCAAGGGGGCTGAGCGCGCCGCATCGTGGACCGCCACGAAGAATGGCTACTATGTCGCGCCGGGACCAGGGAAACAGCCTCACTTTTACAAATTGCCAAAGAATCTCAGGGCGGGATACGAAACGGCCAAGAAGAGATACACGAGCGCAAACATTGCCATGCCGGTGCACATCCGCCGAAACATATTTGGTCGGAACGGCAACGGATCGCCAGTCGCAGCAGCTGGACCCGTACGGCATACAGTGTCCGGTAACAACAAAGTGAACGGTAAGTCGTACAAAAAACTGACAACCGCGCAACTTGTTGCTGTCGCGCGAAACCTCGGAAATGCCGGTGCGAAAAACAAAATGTCGAAAGAGGTTCTCTACGGACGGATAAAGACCCGCGCGAATGTCAGGGCTACATCACCTGTGCGGGCATCCAACGTCACGGTGAACGGTCGCATGTACACGTTCACCAACGGGGACAATCAACAGATTATCCGCAACGGGCGCAGACGAGTTTTCAGTACGTTGGAAAAGGCGGAACGGGAGGCAGTCGCACGGGCATACCTTGGAAATGTGAAAAACATCCCGGTGAGCACATGGTACGCAGCTATGAAAGCAGCTAAACGGTAATTGCCAGGACATCAAACACCTTATAGACCATGTTGTAGAGCTCGTGGTGTGGCTCGGGAATGCACAAGAGTTCAAGCTCAATCTGGTACTCAGTCTCATTCTCCGAGTCTAGGTCATCAGGATCTCCAGAGACGATCGTCACGTCGATCCGGAGATCCTTGCGAAGAAACGACACGCGCTTCATCCTGCGCTCCTTTGTATACGCCTCATCCTCGACATGGTCGCACGGTACCTCGGATGAGACGCCAAGGCGCACATCGAAACGCTGGTTCTCAAAAAGTATGTCATCGACCCGTACCCTTTTCTTGATGACGCACTCCGTCACATCATCCACGACATGGTCATAGGTGACACGACGACCGCCGTCATAGTAATACTTGCTCGTGTCACTCGTCGACACACACTCCCATCCGGTGTACTTGTGAAGACGGCGAAGCACCTTGTCATACGTCTCTTTGGTGACGTTCGTGTCAAATGATCCGCGATTCATCTTTCCGATCCGAAACTCAATCTCGCGGCCCTCACCCTGCTCTGTTCGGATGACATCAATGGCGTGACCAATGAATGCGTCCATGTATAGAGACAGCGCACCTTGTCTCTATACATGCCAAAGGGACTGGCAAACCTCGGAAACACGTGCTACTTCAACGCGGCAATCCAGTGTCTGTCGCACGTTCCTGTTTTGACAAACCGATTCCTTGATACACCGTATGTCGGGCCGTGCGACGTGACCCGAGAGTACTCGAGTCTCGTCACCAGCATGTGGCGCAAGGACCTTCACCCGGACCCCAGGGCGTTGCACGGTGCGTTCACGCGCAAGTACACGTCGTTTGCCAATCTGCAGCCACACGATGTCCAAGAAGTTGTCCTCGCGCTGATTGACACATTTGAGAGCGCACTCGGGGTCGATGTTATCCAATCAATTTTCAATGGCACCGAGACACAGGAGGTGACCTACCCAAAGGGCGTTTCGGAAACGACACAGGGAATCACGACGGTGGTTGTCACCCCTCGAAAACAAAATCAGACGCTCGACGAGCTATTGAAACAGCGCGAGATTCACGAGGCATTTGCGGGATATACGGATGATGCCGGCGAGACGTACAACGCCGCCGTCACGCGTACATTCATCTCCAAGTGGCCATCTATAGTGATCGTGACTTTTAATCAGTATGATGCCAAGTACGTGGTCGACGTTCCACACACGTTCGACAACAATTCGCTCTTTGGGCTCGTGGTTCACTATGGTCACTCGGTCGGCGGTCACTACGCCGCCTACGCAAAACACAAAGGCGTCTGGATGTACTATGACGACGACACGGTTGTAAAGCGTGACCCGCCCGGTTCGGCTGAATACTACATGGCATTTTACAAAACGTTTCGTGAGACCTAAAAGAGGTTTTGTCACAACCAGTCAGTCGGAAAGGTTTCCCGGTTGACGACCAACCATGGAGGCGAAACTTGCCGCTTCGATCGCCAAGTTCAAGGAATCGACCCAGAAATTAGCCTCCGAGCGTGCATCCATAAAATGCACAGAGTATGTCACGCCGCGAAGTGAGCCAGTGGAGAAGAAACGCACCGCGACAGTTGCCAAGGGACCGAAATGCAGTGCACACACACTCGAAGGGAGGCAGTGCCAATTTAGTGCGACACACGGACTCTTCTGTAAGAAACATTTCTCGATGGTGTAATAGTAGACATGGTTCTGTTTGTAAACGCTTTGGGTGGTCAAGCGTCCTTCACAATATCGCTTGCAGCTATTACTTCAGTCAAGGGTGTCAGATGGTCGTTCACGGGTCTTCCAACCATCCAGGGGTCGGGTGTGACATATGCATCATCTAACGATACGGGAATCACCTTTACGGCTTTCAAATCACTAGTTGGGAACGATCTGTCAAATATGACTGTTCGAGCAACACTCAGTGATTCGTCAGCAACTGCAGCAGCTACGTTCGGTATTAGTACAGGTTCGAGCGCCGTTCTCGCAGCAATCAACCCCGATGTCATGATCCCCGCCAACATATCGGGGCTTGTTGCACAATACGATGCGGCACACTGGAATGATAAAACAAAAGTATGGACTGACATTTCGGGGAATCGGAATGATACGTCATCGAATGATGTCCGAGGCATAATCAAATACGATGCAGCAAATGGGTTTTTGTACGGAAGTACAAGTGATGGTCTTAAGTTCCCCGAAAGTCTCGTGACGTCGGCCAATTATACGTTTATTCACTTGGCCAAGTACAATGGATCGATCAATCAACAACGTATTTTTCAGGGGGTAACTACTGATTGGGCATCCGGATTTTATAACGGAAAATCGGGCGTCGCATACCATAACGGGTACATCACCGCGGCGAATAACCTCTATGGAACAAATTGGGTCATTTCATCTGATCAAATAAATCTTTA